GTTTCCATAATAATTTCCTCCTAATTTTTGTTTAGTAATTATTTTTATTTTAAAAAGCCTGACTGATTAGAACAATCAGTCAGGTCGAGAAGCTGAAAGAATAGCAACAAACTTGTGCTATCTTTCTATTAAACCGTTTAGGATATCATTTTTCTGAAACTTTCTAATATCAGGATGTCCTTCTATTTTAGAACATGAATAATATCTTACCTTTTCGCCATCAATATTTTTAGAAATATATCTAAAATAATTAACAACCCAAATTGAATCTTCAAAAATGAATTTAGCGCCTGATTTAATGTTTTTTGTTTTCATAATTTTTGCTATTTTTTTAATTGTTTTTAATGACGTAAATATACAACTTATATTTTTAAAAACCTAATAATTTATCAATTATTTTTAAAAAAGTTTTAATTAATTGATAATCAGATATTTATATAATTCACCATCGCCTATATGTAACAAAAAACAGGTCACCTCGCATGGAGGAACCTGTCACCATTACAGGAAAGGAAGTTAACTAACTTGAAATATGCCATACATACTCATATCCTGAACTGAAATATTTTTCCTGTTTCATCAAATCCATTATTTTCGTAATAATCATGTCATCACGTTGATTCTTATTCATCTGCTGTACAGAAAGTGAATCAGTTTTGACTATTTCAGTAATATCAGCACCATTAACGATATGCCAGTCTCCCATACCTTTGGCTGTTACAAACTTGTTTACTGCGAAATAATAAAGAGTATCTTCTCTGTTATCTGGATGGTAAATCTCAAGCACCTTAACTTGTGCTTGATTCAATGCACTAATAACATCTGTCTTTCTAATCATTGGTTCTATCTTTATATTGTTTAAACTCGTTTATTCTTTTATTTACAGGTATTCTGAGGTCATGAGCTCGTTTTTTAAAATAATTCACTTTTTCTTCCTTAGACCAAGTAGCTGTTTTTAAAATTGTCGCTGATTTACATTGCTTAACCTTTATTAAGTATGTTAAAGGTTGCTCACATTCAACACACACAAATTCCTTATTTTGGATGAGAAATTGAGGGTTTTTGTATTCACTATAATACGCTGTAAGACTAAAATCAACGTCAAAGATTCTGCCCTTTCTGGAGCATTTTTCGTTATCACACTGCACTTTCATTTTACCAGGATATTTTTGTTAATTTTTCATATCTTGACACTTGAGCCAGGCAATCAAGTTCATATCCTTTTGATATTAAGTATTGCTCATTTGAATAATTAATTTCCATAATAATACTTGTTTGTCCATGCTCGCATGCAAGTTCAATAAAAGTATTTAAATTTTGATTCTTTTCCTTAATATTATTAAGGGTTCTGATACGAGATTCTTTTGCTGTCATAATTTTACGTTTTAATTATTATTATAAATTTTTTCTACGAGCATATTGGGCAATTAGAATTGCGTCAATCATACCATCATGCTCTTTAGTGCAACGTTCCGTTGGTAGGAAATTTATCTTTGGGAACAATCTCTTAGCAGCAATAAGACTTGTAGCTTTTGTATCTATCTTATATTTTGGCATACCTTTCTTATCTTTCTTGCCAGTAGTTATTAATACTGGCTTGACTCCTGACCACATCTCCTTCTGCCATATTTTGGGTGGTACTTTAGTAAAAGGTAAACTACAACATTTAATAACAGCATCTAATTGTCCACATCCAAATCCGAATGTGAAGTTACTTCCGGCCGATGCACCAAAAATAGAATGTACATCTTCAATACATACATGTACTTTATTCACTTCATCATAAGCCGAAAGGATATGAAAGATATTTTCAATATCTATTTCTCCTTTAGCAATCAGAGGCATTTTAAAAATATTAATTTTATCCCCTGTAATAATTGCTATTCCTCCCTGAAGTCCTGGGTCTATTCCTATATACGTCTTCATATTATTTAAGAATTTGATTAAATCCTTGGTCTCCTTTGAGGAGGGTTAAAGGTATTAAATAATCTGTAAATTTGTTATCAATTTTTTGGTTTGGAATCTTACATTGATACCATTTATGTAAGGAATAAATGTAATAATCTTTCTCGAAATAATCCGGGACAGCTATACTGTCCTGACCCATATATCTCATCTTTTTATAATTAGGGATAGCAAGTTCCTCACTATCGTTCTGTGGTTCTGGATCCCCTCTTTCAACCGCGACGCTTAATTCTATAGCAAGTTCCTCACTATCGTACTGTGGTATATAGTTGTATTTATCATCTGAAAATTCTACCCTTGTTATAATCAATATTGAATCATATTTAATGGCAAGTTGACGTACATTATTTTCAAGATTTCTCCATGCAACCCTATTCATCTCAGGGAACTGAGGTGCTATATTCAAATAGCAAAAGCACAAACGCTCAGCTGTAGAGTTCCACCTCATATCATCAGCAGGTATTAAATGTCCCTGGTCCCAGCCACTGTTAGAATAATCATTATTATGTGCCATATTGATACCCATCGTGTCGCTGCTCCAGAAATGTGAATATCGTTCTATCACGTGTTTATTCACTTTACCCCTTGTAAGTATATAAGCAGTAAATATCGGAACCTTATTTACTGTGTCAAATTCGACCTCAAAATACGGATTATTAATAAATACCTGACCAAAGGTATTTACCGAAAGAAATAACGTCAAAATAAGCAAATTTATTCTCATATTTCTAATATTTAAGTATTCTACTAACTCCATTTTCCTTTACTATCACTATGCAATCAGTTTTCGTACTATCATGAGCTACATGAGTTGTAATAAACACCGACTTCTTAATATTACTTAATGATTTGATGAGCGACCTAATACCAAGTCCATCTACTGATTCAAGTATCTCATCAACCCAACATATATTCAAACCACCCGTTTTTGATGTAGAATTAATCAATGATTGAATCGCTAATATGACACTAAACTCGATTCGAGCCTTCTCACCACCGCTCAATTTATTGAAGCTTCCTGCATCTATTCCATTACGAAGAACTTGAGCAGTGATATTTTCCTTAAGACGTCCGTCTGACAGTACCTTATATCCTTCAAGTCTTATCTGAAGATTAGCACCCATCTTACCAAGATACATATTTGAATATCCCTGAATAATTGACAGCGACTGATTGGTCAAGTGACTGTAGAACCTTTTAAATAATCCCTGCCATTGCTTCAGGTTCATAATCGTCTCATCCTGTACTTCTATAAGGTTTGATTTTTTAATGATTTCTACCTCTACTTCTTTAATCTTAGCTTCCAGCTCAGTCTTACGAGCATTACTATTAGATTTCTTAACATCTGTGATAGATTTTTGAAATGATTCTATTTGCTTATTAGCATTATCAATATTTTGTTTTAAAAATGATATATCATTTTCTGTTTTACGGATAATAAGTTCTTGTGTTGCTATGTCCTGTTCATATTTGGTCACTTGACACTCGAGATCTTTCTTCATCTTACGGAACTTCATAAGCTCTTCCTCGTATGATTTCCGTTCAGTATCTAATTTATTTATTTTCGTATTAATAGATGACATTTCAGTCCCTACCTTTTCAATTTCCTTACTGATTTCACCAAGTGCCTGCTCAATTACAGGAATATTCTTTTTAGATTCATTAATATCTATTTTACTATCACCAGGAAGAAATTGAAATTTACATTTAGGACATGATACAGATGAGGAAAGATTCTTTTTAATTTCACCCATCAAATCATTATAATCAGATATACTGTTGAATAAGGTGTTCTTTTGCTGACGCAACTTTACATTGCTTTCATCCAGTTTATGGGATTCAGTTCTAATCCTTTCCAGCTCTTCATCATATTTGATATCCTTCAGGTTCTCTATGTTCTTTAAAGTAACCTGCATCCCATGTTTGTAGGTCTTTATAATATCATTTATACTGAGTATATAGGATTGCTTCCGTTCAATTTCAGTATTGCTCTTAATTATAACAGCTTTACAGTTATCAATAGATTCATTAATTTGCTTAATCTTCTCTTCCTGTTCAGATTTAAAGGTATTATCAACATTTAATAAATCTTCTTTATATACATCTATCTTAGAATTAAAAGAAACGACATTAATATTATGACCATCCAATACCTTTTGCTCATCAGCAATATCCTTATCAATCAACTTTTCAATACCATCCAACTTATCTACATTACTGAACCTTGCGATAAGGTCTTTTTTATCAGAATCTGAAGATGAGAAGAACGACACATATTTCTCCTTATTGATTAGATAATAATTTTGAACATCCTCTCTCGAGATACCGATTATAGAAAGTATCAAATCATTCCCTGCATTTATAGAAGCAAATGACTGAGGTTTCCCGTTCAGAAATACTTCCAATTTCGACGATTTCTTTAGAAATAAGGAACGAACTATTCTCAACTGTACTTTGCTACCACTATTAACAAAACCTGCCTCAATCTCACAAAATTCATCTCCTGTGGTTATCAGTTCATTATCCTTTACTTTGCGTATGGAATTGCCAAGTAAGATATAATTCATAGCTTCCTCCAGTGCTGACTTCCCTGATCCATTACTTTCAGCATTGTCATCACTGTTATTGATTCCAGTTATCAAGAACGGAATATTATTTACAAAAATGTAGTGCTCTTCACGAAACGATAACCAGTTTTTCAGCTTTATATATTCAGGATACCACATATATTATCTATTGTTTCAGGAATTTGTATGTCTCTTTAATATTATTAATCCTCAACTTCATCTTTTTGTTTTTCTGCCATGATTCTTAGACAATAATAGATGCCTAAAGTAATTGGAATCACCACAAGACAACACATTAATATACCACAAATATTCACTATAACAAATTTAATAATTTGTTCAATAATTTAGTCTTTATTTCATCATATAATTCAGGGTTGTCTTTGAGTATTTCCTTACTGGAATCAGCACCCTGTCCTAATTTGACATCACCATAAGAATACCAGCTACCTGACTTCTTAATGATACCGACCTTTTCATCCGACGCCATATCAAGTATTTCACGATAAACATCTATTCCTGCTCCATATTCAATCTGAAATTCAGCTTGACGAAAGGGTGCGAACGTCTTATTTTTTATGACTTTTACCTTAGTCTTAGAAGCCAAAAAAACTTCTCCGTCTTTTTCATAACCAGTTCTACGTACATCAACACGTATTGATGCATAGAATTTCAGAGCATTACCACCAGTTGTAATTTCAGGAGAACCGAACATCACACCGATTTTATCCCTTAATTGATTGATAAATATTACTATACAATCATTCTTAAAGATAGTGCTGTTGAGCTTTCGCATAGCCTGAGACATCAATCTCGCGTGCAGTCCCATCTTACTTTCACCGAACTCACCATCAATTTCAGCTTTCGGAGTAAGGGCAGCAACAGAGTCAATGACCACAATCTTTACCTGTCCAGACTTTATAAGTTCTTCTGCTGTCGTAAGAGCTTGTTCACCATTATCAGGCTGGGTAAAAATGAACATCTTTTCCGAAAGATCCACACCAAGTGCTTCTGCATAAATAGCATCAAAGGCATGCTCAGCATCTATAACAGCACAAGGATAACCTTCCTTCTGAGCTTCCACAATAGCATGCAGAGCAAGTGTTGTTTTGCCTGATGACTCCGGACCATATAATTCAACTATTCTTCCACATGGCCATCCTCCACCTAATGCAAGATCAAATCCAACTGATCCACTGGATATACGATTAATACTTTTATCAGCTTGAGCTCTGAAGTCTACAATTGTACCCTTACCAAAATTCTTATCAATATTTGCTATTGCCATTTCAAGACGTTTGTTATCAACTTGTACTGAAGGTTTGGATTCTTTTTCCTGTTTAATCTGTGATTTGTGTATCATTTTTATTTTTTTAATTTGTTTTTTTACTGAAACTATCTACATCGTGGTGTATTACTATTAATGTAATGCTAATAAGAACGATTAGAATTAATCCTTGTGTCATTTTAATTGTTTTTTAAGGTATTTCAATCCCACAGCAGGGTCACTAATCCCATTACTTTCACAAAATTTTCCGAACTGATTGATTATCTCAGTATTATTGAACTCTATCACCTCGTCGTTCTCGGCTTGTTCAATAGAACCATCAATATCATCATTCTTACGTTTCACATCGATTCCAAGTGAACGGTACTTATCTATATCTATTGAATCTACAGCAGTCTTATCTCCTACAAATTCAAATCGAATATTATTTCCTGAACTCATGTGTTGGACAGCTAATTTATCAATGTCCTTAAGATTAAGCTTCTTCAAATCTATCACAACCTTATGATATTCCTTAAACTTAGATTTGATAAACTTTGTACTGAGATCGTCATATAAAACAGTGAATCCCTTTTCAGTGTCCTCACCGAAATTATTCTGAGCAATGCTACCTATATAAATCCCATTCCTGTCGTGATAATGACCTGAAAAGACAGCGTTAAATTTCTTAAACATACTCAACTTAATGTCACTATCCACGATACTTCCATCATTATTCTTAGCACCCGTTACACCCTGATGTATTAATAAAACATTCCTTTCATCCTTAATAGGCTCGCATTGATTCAACTTTTCAAGAAATAATTTATCTTCAAAATAAGGAATTAAATGGATATTAATAATATCTTTATCAACAAAACACATACAAGAATAATCTCTAATCAATTTAAAATTGGGAAAATTATCAAATGGATCAAGATAACTGTCTAAAGAATTTAGATCTACTTTATCATGATTTCCAGGGAAAGCTATCAACTCAACATTAGCTTCCTTAAACATATTAAGGATTTCAATAAAGAATACAAGAACTGACAGTTCCTGCGATTTTCTTGCCTGAAAAACATCTCCCAATAGTATTACCTTATTAATCTCTAATTTATTTGCAAGGGCAAGCATTTGTACTACCAAATCTCTTATTTGGTCTAAATTTCTTTTATCAATATGCCAGTCGGTCGTCAATATAACTATTGGTTGCTTCATCTTTTATATATTTAATAGGGGTTGTCATGATGACAACCCCTATAATCAACATTACTTACTCTTTTGCATTCTGGCTCTCATAGCTGCAATCTTAGCTTTGGTATCATTAACCTTAGTATCAGATTCTTCTTCCTGTTCTTCTGCTTCAGGTTCATGAACTTCCTCATCAAACTCTTTATTAGGTTTTAAGGCTCCTGGCTTAGTATCAAGTATGGCCGTGTCATCAGGTTCTCCTGTTTCGGCAGCCTGTTTTGATTTGGAAACGAAATAAGCCTTCATATTCTTTACTGTCTCGATTTCTTCTTCAGATTCAACTTCTACCTCAGCTTCACGAATAAGTTCTCGAATTTTATCATCACTGAATGCTGTTGTAATGACGAATTGATAATTCTTTTCCTTCCTGTATCGCTTCAGCTCTTCCCTGTTCATAGAATCAAATTTATCACCTGATACTTCTGTCTCAGGTTCTTCAACAGGAGCAGGTTTGGATCCTGGTTTGACAACTGATTTAACGGGCACAGAAGGTGCTGATTTTACTACTTTTTTCGGTGCTTCTTCCTCAGGGATTTCAGCAGCTTCTTCAGTTTTGACTGTTTGTTCAGTAACTTCTGCTACTGCTTCAGGGTATAAGGCATCTAATTCTTCAACAATCTTGAGAAATTCTTCATTCTCGAACATATTATAACCATTTCTTTCATCAAAAATTTGAAGACCTTCAAGTTGTTTTTCAAAATCTGAACGCTTAAAGGAGTCCCTGTAAATACTTTTCAATGAAGGTTGTTTATCAAACTCTTCGAGCTGAGCATCAGTTAATCGTTCTGAAGTAATAAATTCATCCCATGTTTTAAATTTTTGAGGATTAAATTCACGCTTCTTAACAGTTGTCACATTCTTTCCTGTTTTAATGTCTTTTCCTAAAATAAGAATCAAAGAAATACCATTATTTGGATCACTAAAAACATCCGTTGTTATAGGATCAGAACCTTCTTCAGCGATGTTCAACTCTTCCATGCGGTCTTTTATGGGTCTCATTATTTCTAAACGACCTAATTTAGCATTTTGAAATGCATAAAGAACGTAAGATGTACTATATCTAATACCAGGATTCCACCCCTTTTTATCACGCCAGCCTGTAATTGGGTTGAGTTTTCTTTGACGTTCATCTTTATCTTGGCATTCTTCAGCTATTTTAGCTGCTACAGCTTTAGTATATTCCTCAACCAAATCCTTTTCAGTTCCGGCATGAACTTTACTATTAAAAACAGGGCGATCAGCAACAATTTTTTTACCGGTTTTTTGGTTATCTTTTACTTCATCAATTCTCAGTGGAATCCAAACAACACATTTTGGTTCTAAAGAAGGATCCTTAGGATCATGAGGGGGGCAAACTCTAAATACATTTTGACCTTCTTTTAAAGAATGAAAACCAGGACGACCTTCTCTATTTCCAGTAAGTCTTTCTGTATTCGCAACAATTTCTTTATTAGCACTTATCTGTGCTCCTTTGTACTTGTCTCTTAAACTTGACATGATTTTTAAAATTTAGATTAATAATAAATTATATATGAAACCTGTAAGCAGGAAATTCTACTTTTTAATACGATAATTATTTATATCTCCAGTAAAGGAAGGATTATTACAAATAAACCAATCATTTCCATTATAAACTTCAATATTTTTATCTTCAACAAAAGCCTTTATTAAAGGTAAAAATTTTTTAGCATCTATTCTTGTCATTTCTCCTTTGTTTTATCTAATGTTTTTTTATGTATTTTAATCATAATTTGATTAATAGTTCCTTCGAGTATATTATCTTCGAATTCTTTTGGTGTGAGGTTATTTTTTAAATTATTAAGTTTATCATCTTTAGATTTAACCGACCAATAAATTGAATTAAGTATATTGCAATCTTTTTCTTTTCTTAATAATTTAAGACATCTATCTTTATAAACAGGATCGCATATTATTTCATCTTCCACATCATCTTTTGAAAAGTCTTTTCCTGGTTTTTGACCATCAGCTATTTTACGTGAACGAATCATTTTACGTAAATTAGACTTAAAAATTTCAAAATCTAATTTCGACTCTGCGAAACGATTATCTACCTCAGCCTTCATTAAGCCAATTTTATTAAGAATGGTAGATATCGTTACTATCTCACCTATTATATTTTCATAATGAATTTTTGTAAGGTCATCAAGGTCTGAATCTGTATCTAATTCAGTAAATTTAAGATTTATAAATTTATCTTCGAAATGAATAGTGATTGTTTGCTGTTCCATTTTTTACAATATTTAAGCTAAATATACAAACTATATTTTAAAATAAAAACTTTTTAAGAATATATTTCTATTTGAGTTGAATCTTCGGTCTGTAAAACATTTTCTTTTTTATAATTATCATAAGCAATACAACCATTAATAATTAATATCTTTTTTTCTGATTCTATAATCTGCTGTTTAAATTGTTCCCAGATTTCACTCCAAAAAATGATCCAGATAAAATCATAATTATTTTCGATTTTAATCTGAGCAAATTCTCCTTTTTTACTATTCTTAATTATAATTTCAGATACTACACCACAAACCACAACTTTCTTTCTTACAGAAGCATAATCTTCATCATGAAAATTAAGTTTATTAATATCAAAATATTTATCAATATTCCACCCCTTTTGATTTTGATTAAAGATTTCTTTATATTTAAAATAAGCTAAATTAGAAACGCTCTTTTGCTGTAACAACCACCACCAGTCTTTGTTCAAATAAGTTATATTATCTTCTATAAAACTTTTTTCTTTTTTAGACCGATATTTATTATATTTTTTTAAAATATTAATTCTTTCAATTGGTCTTTTAATATTTTCAATTTCATCAAAGCAACCCGCTAAAACTAAATTTTCAACGACAGTTTTATTAATTTTTGCTTTAGGGACTCTTTGAATAAATTCTTCAAAAGAAAAGAAATTACCATTAATATTTCTCTCATTCATTATAACTTCAGTAGATACATCTCCACAATTACGTATTCCAGATATAGACCAATAAATAAAACCTTTTTCAAAATCAGTAGTAAATTTAATAGATGATTTATTAATATCAGGAGGTTTAATTTTAACCAAATCACCTGTCTTTTTAATCTCAGATAAATAAAAGGGAATATCATCTTCTTTTGCAAACTCAAAAGCAGCTGTCCAAAATTGAATAGGATAATTTATTTTTAACCATTGAGAAATATATCCTGTTATTGCATAAGCCGCGGCATGCGATTTATTAAATCCGTATAGGGCAAATTTTTCTAATTTATTCCAAATATCATCAGCTTCTTTTAAGGGGCACCCCTTAATTTCAGTTGCATTCGTAATAAATTTACTCTTATATGATTCAAGAAGTTTTCTATCTTTATGTCCCATTGCTCGTCTAATATCATCAGCTTCAACTAAATCAAAACCTCCAAGAATACTACAAGCTTGCATAATTTGTTCTTGGAAGATTATAATTGAATAAGTATTTCTTGTCACCTCTTCTAAACCAAAATCATAACGTGGTTCTTTTTTTCCTTCTTTAAGAAATACATATTCATTATGCATGTTTGATTCCATAACACCGGGGCGATAAAGGGCTATCATTGCAATAAGATCTTCAATATTTTCCGGTTTTACATCCTTAGAATAATTAGTTAAACCCTTACTACCAAAATGAAATGAATCTGCGTTATAACCTTCTTGAAATAAATAATAAACACGTTTATCATCTAAAGGAATCTTATAGATATCTATATCTTTATCTGCTGTTTTCTTAATTAAATCTAAAATAAAAGCAAACTTATCTAATTGTTGTATTCCTAAAATATCTTCTTTTAAATAACCTGCATCAGCCAACATCTCACCCTGCCATTCAGATACAAGAATTTTTTCACCATCTTTTTCTCCCCATCTTACAGGTATTTGTTCAAATATAGTTTTATTATCAGAAACTATAATCATAGCACAAGCATGTACAGATGTTGATTTGGGTTGACCGAGACATAATTCTATATTCTCAATAATATTAGGGTGTTCTAATATAAATGACTTTAATTGAGGTTTATTTATTGCATTTAAAAACAATTCTTCCCATTTCGGATTAGCATTATCTTCAATATCTAAAACTGAAGTAATATAATTTAAAGTACCTATATTAATACTTTCTTGACGTGATAAATCTTTAATAGCAGCTTTAAGCTGAAGTGAAGTATAAGTACCTACAGAACAGACATGATTTATTCCATATTTAGATTCTATATAATGTTTAACTTCAATTCTTCGTGAAGCTGGAAAATCGGAATCTATATCAGGACTTGCACCCTTCGCTACACGACCGGTATTTAAAAATCTTTCAAAAAGTAAATCATATTTGATCGGATCTATTTTTACTAAATCAAGTAAAAAAGCAATTAAAGATCCTGCAGATGATCCACGACCCACCCCACATAAAATTCCATTTTTTTGACTCCAGTCAATTATATCCCATAATATTAAAAAATAATCAAAAAAATTACCAGATTGAATAACTTCAAATTCTGTTTGTATTCTATTATAATAAAGATCTTTATCAAAATTTTTAGGTAGTTTACTTTCTATACCTTTTTGAATAAGTGACCAAAATAAACATTCTTTATCACCATAAATCTCTACTTGTTCAGGAGTAAGTTTAAATTCAGGAAAATATTTTTTTGAAGTACTTATCTCAAAATTACAATCGTTTTTTACATTAATAGTATTATTCCTTGCTTTTTCTATAATAACAGAAAAAATCTCAAATTTGTCTTCAAATAAAGGAGATAATTCCAATAATTGATCTTCATAATCTTTGAAATACTGATTTTTTGAAACAGGGTCTCTTTTATCTGCTATTTGATTTAAAACTATTTTAATTTCATAATCATCCCTGTCAATATAATAAGCATCAGAAATTAAAATCGGCTCAAATGATGAATTAATAAATTTTTGTAAATTTAAAAGATAGTCCTTATCCTTATCATCTTTATCAAAAACAACACTATCTATTTGATAATAAACTCGTTTAAATGATTTAAGATATTTTCTTATTTTAAGAGAATCAAATAAAAAATATTTGGGATCGATCACTAAAACAAGTCCTTCACTTTTTAATAAAAGACTTTCCTCAGCAATAAAACTAAAATTATCAATATTAATTTCTTTATTTATCTTTAATAAATTAAACCAACCTTCTTCATTCTCTACAAATAATTTAAATATAGCATTAGAACCTTCTGTTGATTTAACTACAACAGATTCTCCTATTATAGGTTTAATTTTATTCTTTTTACACTTTAACTGAAAATCAAGTACTCCAGCTAATGTATTTCTTTCACAAATACCGAGAGATAAAATATTATGAAATAAAGCTTTTTTACACCAAGTAGAATAATCTTTAGATCCATTTAATAATTCATTTTCACCATGAATACCTAAATGACAAAATTCTTCAATAAATTCTTGAGAGGCTTTTCCTAAATTACGAAAAGGAATAAGGTGAACTTTTTTCTTATCTGAATAATAAAAACGCCGTCCAAATTTAAAGGCATAAAAATCAACAAGAGATTCTTGTTCAGATTCTTCTTCATCTAAAATTAATTCAAAACTATCATCAAAAATCTTACCCCCTTTTTCTTTTATAAAAAGGAATCTCCCAATATCTTTTATTAAGAAGATACTGGGAGATTCTTTAGAAATAGCAAGCTTATTTTCTAAAGCTTGCTTTTCTAAAGCTTGCTTTTCTAAAGCTTGCTTAAATATCATGACTTTTGATTTTTAACAAAAACAGTGCGTGCAAACTGGTAACGAACACCCATATTCTTAGCTACAGAGCTAACAGATAAACCAAAATTAAATAATTTAACCATTTTTTCAGTTTTATTGAGAGTATTGTCAATTAATACTTTCTTTTGTTCGTCATCCCATTCGACTTCTGTCATCTTTTCTTTCTTTTCCTTCTTTTCCTTTGGAATTTTAGTCTCTTTTTCAACTTTTTTACCAACAGGTTTTAAATTTTCAAGTTGACAAACCTCACTGTGTAAATCACAAACAGCTTTTGCTTGATCTTCTGTAAGTTCAGCATAGTTATCAACTTCACCAATAATTTTAAAAACCTTTTCTATATACTGATGATTCGCGAGCTTATACATCTTATCGATACATTCATCAACCTCCTTAGCACGATCAGCAGTAATGAGGTTGGATTCATTATCCTTTACTACATCTTTTTGTATAAGAGCATCTTTTTCATTTTCCATAACATCTTTTTGTTTTATTTCATTTATTTCAACAATCTTTTGTCCACTTCTACTTATAGCGATTTCAAGAGCTATTTTCTTTTCTTCTTCTGAAGAAAAGGAATCTGTCTTTATTTTCTTCTCAAGTTGATCTTTGGAGTACTTTCTTAACCTATTAAAGGTTACATCATAATCTGTTTTTTTCATAATATTACTATTTTTTAATTTTTAATAAAACTTAATTATGGTCTAAATATACAATATATATTTTTTTAAATACTCTCTTTTTTAATAAAAAAGTACTTATAGACTTAATTTAGAATCATTCTAAATTAAGTATTTTCTTAGCATGAAAAACAATATCTCTCCAGGGTTGAATATATTCTACAGGATCTTGACGTTTTATATTAATAAAAGCTTCAATTCTTTCAATATCAGCCCCTGACTTACCGGAAGACCTACCTTCTTTATCTGGATTATAAGAAGTGTTGGTATTTCTCAATATAGTATCAAAATCTAAATGTAATTGTTTACAGTTATTTAAACAATCTTTTAATATAGATGTTTTGTTGACAGTTATATATGGGGTATGATAAGATACCTTTTCTGAGCCCCAGTTACCTATTTTAAAAGCATATTCTATTGCGTCTCGAAATTCCGCCCGGCAATCAGCGTAAATTTCGTGGTCGCCCGCGTGAATGCCTAAGCATATTTCAACATTACCATTTATCTCGTTTGATATTGATAAGGCATAGCCAAAAATAACAGAACTAAATATAGCGTTTCGGTTTGGAACTACGGTTAAAGCCATATTAGCTTGCTCATAATGACCTTCAGGGACCTCTATATCATTTGAAGTAAGGGCAGATTTAAACATAGTTCCCAATATCGATAAATCGATTATTTTATGATCTACATTAAAACCTTTTTCTTGTAAATATAAAATATTTTTAGAGGCTCTTTCTAATTCTATTTTATGCTTTTGCCCATAATTAAAACTAATAGCATGAACTGTTGTATATCCGTTTGCTAATAAATGAATCAATAAACATGTTGAATCCATGCCCCCGCTAAGTGAAAGTACTGCTGTTTTCATATTTAAAATTTTTAAAAAAAGAAATTATGATTATTTATTTTAGGTTTTAAACCTCTTAAAATTAAAAGTTTTTGGTAGGAAGGTTTAACTTCTATTTCAAATGAAGAAAAAAGACTATCTAAAAAAAGATTACACTCTTTATGAAAATATCCATTCATCAACCACTTTTTATTTGTATTAAAAAGATCTTTCCATAAATCTACTCTTTCTTTTAAAGAGTATTTTTTAAAATCTTGTTCTTGAATAGTTAATGATTTTTCTTCTTTTGGTTGTAAACTTTTATAAAAGTTTATTTCTTCTTGGATTCTTTGTCTCTTGATGAGATCTTTTATTGCTCTTTGAAATCCCTCTAACCAATTAACAACTCTTTCCCATCTATCTAAAGTACTTGTTTGATTGTAATAATCAAACACCTTTTCAAGTTTTAATTCTAAATTATCATTAAATTTACCTTTCAATGATGATCTTAAAATCTGCCATTCAATTTCATACTTAGATATAGTTACCGATTTTCTCATATATAATTTTTATTTAAAAATAAGACTTTTTTATAAATTAGCAAAGCTTTTAAATAAATTAATATTCTTATAAATAATTTCTTTATTTTTTAAAGGTTCTTCGAAGAAATCAATCATTTTAGCTCCTAATTTGAACTCAAGACCCATATTTTGATATTCGATTCCATTTAATCCATGTATAACTGGTGATGAAGTATCAATTGATTTAATAAAATTAAAACGAGAACTTTTATAAAAAAATAACTCCTGTGGCAGAGAAATACCAAGTAAATGATGTCTTTTATCTTTTTTAATAATATTAAGCTGTAAAAGTTGATCTAAAAGCATATAACGACCTACACTTCTACCTATATCTTTAGATAAGCCTGAAAGCTTAGAATAAAAACTATAGCCAAAACTTATAGCAATAACATCAACATAGGGTTCTATATATTCATAACACATTTTATATTCTTGCAGTGAAGAACCGTGTATTACTCCTATTTTCTTCGAGCGACTGTTACATTTTTTTGAAAGAAAATTATCAAATAATTCAATTGTACCTTCATAATCATCGAATGAATCTGGAATGATATAATAAGTAGGATTGAGATCTTCTATTTCTTTAATAAATAGATCAGAATCCCAAGCTTTACCTAATTCGAATAAAGAATTATCTAAAATAACTTCTCTACCTTGTTTTAATGATTCCTGAAAAAAAGATTTATATTGAGGATAGTTCTCAAATAAATGAACTAAAGCATAATCATAATCATTAAAATTACGACTTTCTTCAAGTAAACATAAAGGTGTCTCGTGACTAACTAAAAGCTTTCCCATCATCTATTATCTCCAGAACCGCTAATTAAATTTCTTTCTTTTCTCGAAGCTAATTTATCAATATTTTGTTGAGCAATTTCTTCTAAAGAAAGACCTAATTCATCACATAAAGCAGCCACATACCACAATACATCACCAATTTCTTTTGAAATTTCTTCTTTTCTCTTTTCAGGTATTATACCTTGAGAATAAAAATCAAACTCGTCTCGGAGATACTTTTTTACTTTTTCAGCAACTTCACCAGCTTCACCTGTTAATCCCAATGTTACATAAGGAATAGCAATTGATGGGTCGTAGATTTTTGAAGTGATTGCTTTTTTTTGATAATCATTTAATGTCATAATTTTAATTATTAATTTCGTTAAATATTTTTTCTGCTCTTTTTAAACTACTACAACACCAAGCCCATTTTCCAAAAGACTTAGATTTAGGGTAAGATACTATTCCAAACTGAGTATTTACTTTTTTCCGAAAAACTTCAAAATAGACATTGTCTTCTGAAGTTGATTTATAAATATAAGCTTTTTCTGAGGCTTTTACTTGTTCAAATATAAAACCTTTTACTTCCCCACGCCCCTCTATAGTTACAGCTAATTCTCGTATCATATTCTTACTTCCTTTAAATTTCTATCTAAATTTTTATTATCAAGACCATAACCATAAATATAAACTCCTGTATTTAATACAAATCCTACATAATCAACTTTTAATTTACAAGTTTGTCTTTTAAAAAGAGAACATATAAATATAGCTTCAGGATGTTGTTTTTTAAGCTCATATGTAAGTAAATTTAATGTAGAACCAGTCTCTACTATGTCTTCTATTATAACAACATGACGACCTGAAATATCAATCTCATTTGCTTTGATAAATACAGATGCTTGTATTTGATTATCTTTATAACTTTTAATACGACAAAAATCAATTTCACAAGCACCATTATATGCTCTAATTAAATCGGCCATAAAAATAAAAGAGCCATTTAATACTCCAAGAAATACAGGTGTAATTTGAGTGTCTTGAAAATCAGATTCTATCATGTTTGCTAATTCATGAACACGCTTTTTAATCTGTTCTTCTGTATATAAAATCATTTCTGACAGTTATCAATAAGTTTATAAAATTCTTCACGTGAATGAAGTTCATCAGATAAAAATCTCTTAGACATTTGAGCTGTACACATAATACTATTGTCCTCAGCACCACGCAAAAGGACACATTGATGTTGGGCTTTTATCATCACAGCCACACCAAGATTATCTCCAAGTACTTTATCAATATAATCGTGAATCTGCATAGTTAATGCTTCTTGTAATTGAGGGCGTCGCATAAACCAATGAACAATACGATTTAATTTTGACAGTCCGATTAAATTACCTTTAGCTCCAGGAATATAAGCTACATAAGACTCTCCAACAAAAGGAAGCATATGGTGGGAGCAAATTGAATGTACCTTGATATTACCCTCAAAAACCATACCAAGATAACTATTATTATTTGGAAATACTGTTATATTAGGTGCTGTTTCATAAGCACCACGGGTTATTTCATTCACCATCATCTTAGCAACTCTGTGTGGGGTTTTTTGCATATTAGGATCACTCTTCCAATCATAGCCTAAAGCTTCAAGAAATTTACCATAAGCTTCTTCTACATGATATAAAGTCATTTCTTTATCAACTAAAACAACATTTTCACCTGATTTCATGTTTTACTTCCCTTTCTTTATATTATTAATATCCCTATCATCAAATTCTTTTTTCTCACGGAGTATATAATCTAAAAACATAGCATTACACTGAATATGACTAACATGAGATAGACCTGATTCAAGATCAATATTTTCACCATTTAAAAAAGCAAATACGTGCCTTAAAAGAGATTCACTTGTTTGAACCACTGATAAACCTTGTTTCCAGTTATTTCGAGAATATTTTTTTGTACCATGTTCTAAAACACGAACCATACCTTCAAATGATTTAAAATCAACAAGAGACCATTGTGGTTTGTCTAAATTATATCTTAAACCTTTTTCTTCTTTCTTTTCAACTACTTTTTTCATAATTTTTGCTATTTTTTTAATTGTTTTTAATGACGTAAATATACAACTTATATTTTTAAAAACCTAATAATTTATCAATTATTTTTAAAAAAGTTTTAATTAATTGATAATCAGATATTTATATAATTTATTATCTTATATTTAAAATTTTCTGAATCTGAAGACTTAATTTCCAACGAGGATCTTTCTTAACTTGATCAATAGTCTCTTGAATATTTCCCATAGAACAAGGTTGTAAATATCTATACTTAAAAGTAGATTCAAAATATTGTTCTAAACTTTGATTCTCATACACAACCTTTAATTCATGACCATGTTTTACTTTCCAACTATCAGAATATAAAGTTACTTTAGGAGATATTGTTATAAAATCAATACCTTGAGGTATCTCCTTTGTTCCGTTAGATTCAATATTGAGCTGATAATTTCTTTCTTTAAAAAAAGAAATAAAATCTCTATCTAATTGTAACGTGGGTTCACCTCCTGTTAAGACAATAATTTTAGAAGGAAAATCTTTAATTAAATCATAAATTTGTTCAAGAGTGTATTTTGTATAAACATTATGCTCTGTATCACACCAAGAACATTTTAAATTGCAACCCGAAAAACGAATAAATATTACAGAAGTTCCTGTATAAAAACCCTCTCCTTGTAAAGAATAAAAAATTTCTGAAATTTTATACATTATTCTTGATATTTAAGTTCTATAGTTGGATTAATAAATTTAATGCTGCTTAAAAGTTTATCATACATCTCAGGATCTTTCCATTCATCGGAAATAGCTTTAGAAATTATAATATCAGATAAATTCCACATCCAATATTTAAGATCATCTCTAAAAGATTCAGCGTAGCCAGTAGCTGTTTCATGTACTCTTACTGAAACTAAAGATACTTCTTTTTCTCCATTATTAAACTGAGTGTTTTTAATTATTTTATCAATAACATAAAAAAACATTAATGAATACATTTCAGCAGATGGTGAAACTGGCATTTGTATCCAGCGTTCACTGTGAAATTTTATAAAATCCTTAAATTCATCTTTTTCTTTTGACCAGATAGAATAGCAATGATCAAAGCTATCAATAAAATCTTTAACTGTACCTTTTAATAAACCAAAATCAACAACCATCTGTCCATTATCTAAACCATTTGCAGATAAAAAGGTTTCTATTATATAAGAATGACCGTGAATTGATTTTTTACAGCGCTCAGAAGAGCAATCCCTAACAACATGAGCTCCTTCAAAACGGAACAATTTTCTTATAATCATTTAGTACAATTTTTAATTTTACAATAAATATGTGAACTACCACTAAACTAAAGATTTAGTGGCTTCCTTGTAAAGGTTAAACTTCACAAGCACACTTGAAAGATCAAGTGGCGCGTTCATCGACGCAATATGACTGTCAAACCATCGATTCAAGATATTTATGGCTGAATTTAAGTCACGGTCAATAATGATGGTGTCTGATAACTGAACTTCTCTATCTTTTAATTCAATTTTAGAAGAAAAAAGTTTCTTGGTTAAACAGTTAAGTTGAGTCGTCCATTGTTCATTTATCATCATAACATTGGTATTGTTATGTTGACATTTATAGCCGAGGAATTGTAGAAACATATTGATATTAGCCTGATGAAAGGATTTTCTAATACCTTTTTTATATTCGTTTACACCTTCGGTAGACATTAACTTCTTAACATTAAGATCACCAATTACAATAGTATTGTAATTCATATTCGCTAATTGTTTACTCTGAATATGTAGAGTTTGTTTGATTTGGGCATTCTTTCGTGTATATAATTGATTTAATTTCCTTTTTACTTTCTTATGTTGAATAGATTTTTTAGTCTTTTTAGATAATTTCGCTTGAACTTTAGCGATTTGCTTTTCAAAATATTGATTGATTCTTTTGGCTTTATTTCTGATTATAACCTGATTACCTTTGTTATCGATACCGTGAGCTAATTTTTCCAATCCTAAATCCAAAGCTAAAACAGTAGTATCCATCAACACTTTATTTTGATATTTAATAGGTTCATCTACGATTAAATCACAGATCCATTTATTATTTTGTTGAAAGAAAACCACCAAATCTTTAGTTTGGTGGATGAATTTCAACCATTTATTTAAAACTAAAGCTACCATAATTATATATTCTTTTAATATTTTTCACAGATAATACTTTTTTGGTGTTTTCAACTTTAACATATGAACCTTTGTTTTGTACCCCAACAACAATATATTTTTTATTATCAACCCATACTAAATCTTTTGGTTGTATCTTATATCTCTGTTTTCTTATTGAAGGTTCGAATCCTTTTCTATTTAATTGTAAACCTCTATTGTTTCTATGTTTTTGTCTTATTGATGTTATTGAACAACGTATTTGTGTTGTACCATTAGCAATAACAAAAGCATCATTATTATGACTCTTACTTATATTATTTTCTTGTCTCTTTAAAAAAGTTATATAACCATAAGTTACTTTTAAATTAGGTATATCATTCCAAAATTTCTTTTGTATAATAGACATAAACGTATTAGGTTTATAACTTTTAGCTGGATTTAATTTTAAATTTTTTTTATGAAGTTTAACATGGCACTTTTCATGTAACAAAGCCAAATTTTTAGGTCTATTTGAACCATTTTCACTTCTTGGTTTACAATGATGAATGTGACTTGAATTTCCCTTTGTAAATTCTTTACTACATAACTGACATAATCCTTTTTCTCTTACCATCAAAAAACTTCTTAAATTTTGATAACCATACATGTTTCCTTGTTGATAATCAACACCTTCAATTATTGGATTTTCTATCTTCTGAATATCAAAATTAGCGGTTTCGATTATTACCTCCGTTATAGGTAATATAGTTTTTAATCTTTTAATTAAATTAAGATGTGTATCATATTTTCTTTGAATACTTGGAGGTAACCACCCTTCTTTCTTTTTTCTATTAAGAAATCTTGGTTTACGATACCATAACTTATTTCTTCTACCTCTACGATACATTCTTTTTTCAGTCAATCTTTCAGATGTTTTATCATCTAAACTAACAGTTCCTGAAATAAGTTCTTGTTTAGAGGAAACACAAGAAAAACCAATGTTTTTATACCCACTGTCAATACCAAGTGTTATTTCTTGAATTTGATTTTCACATTCAAAATTTAACATAATAGTAAAAGGATATAATTTAATAATTTTAGCCTTACCATTTTTAATTAATTTTCTTGCTTTAGCAGGTAGACAAGGCATTAAAGGATTACCTTCTAAAGAAATAACATACACAACGTCTTTAAGACCACCTGTATGATGTTGGTGTAAATTCACTTCGGGATTGTTAAAACGGGTTTTTAAGTCTACCACACTAAGAGTTTCCTCTTTGTTTAATAGTAAACCACAGTTGCTACGGACTTGTGAAGTATTCGTAGGTGTGTTCTTTTTAGTTCTCTGTTTTAACTGCTGCATGAAAACATTAATAATTTAATTTTTAAGCTCCCTAATCAACCAATTACTCTTAAATCTCACGATTCAAGCCCCTTGGTCTTTAGCCAAGGGGTGATTGACTGAAAAAAAATATTATATGGTGTGAAATTCATCCCCGAAACTGAAGATTTCGGGTTTTCTTTCACCGAAAATTATAAATTATATTTTTAACAAACCTAATTTTTTATCAATTTTTTTAGATAATACGTGTAACATCCTGTATGTCAACCCAATATTTTTTACTTTTTTCTTCAACCAAAACTTTTTTAAGATTAAAGTCAACATCTACGATACGTCCAAACTTTATATCAACCTCACCTGCGACATCAATCTTAATATCTGTATTGATTTCATAATAATTTATCCTATCAAAAATTTCCAACTGGTCTCTCTCATGCTCATCCTTATAAATAAAGTTAGGAAATCCAGAGTTCTTATAGATATTATGATAACACCTTTGCTTCAATACCTCAGATGTAAATATTGAAGGTAGGCAGTTACGTAAGACTATATCCTTAATTTTTTCTTTTTTAAACTCCATCACTTTCCCATAAAACTCTTTGTCACGAGCCTTTGGATAAATCTTTTTACGCAATTCAGCTACAATATACTCCTCTTGAAGCTTTTCAAAGAAATCAGATAAAGGAAGATTTCTGGTCTTTGATACAGGATCACTATTATAAATCATTTTAGTTTAAAATTAAATTGTAAATATACTATATTGTTATCAGACAAAAATCATTTTAATATTTTTATATTAAGACGATTAAGATTGAACGAAAACGGGTCTTCTAACCTATCCATTACTTCTAAAAACTCATCTGTAGTAAGATTATCTGGGTCACAATCTTTCTTCCTAATATGTCCCACCATTACATTAAAATACTTTGATAAATGCAATGAACATTGTTTACTCGCAGGATAAGTATTATTGTCAAACATTAAAATAACATCAGATACACCCTTATCTTGCAGTCGCTTGATTTGAGGTTCAGATACCTTCTGACCAAAGCAACTACAACATTTGACTGTATCGTCATTCCATAGATTTAAATGAATATCAACAGCCCTCTTACTAAATGCACCCTCAGTAAGTATGACCACATTAGTTTTGGAAGACACTTCATTAATACCATATAGATAGTACGAGAAATCCGTATCAGGACTGTTATCATATCTCAACATTAACCTACATTTCCCCTGCTGAGCATCTTCAAGATTCTTATCATGCCATTCTTTACTATGCATAGAACGTGCAAAGTATCCCTTACAACTACCATCCTGCTCACGTATCGGGAATATAATATAATTATTCTTGAGACGAGGGTCAATACTGGTAATGCCAACCTCATATCGATCATAATCTATTTCCCTAAATCCTCTTACAAATAGGTATTCATGTTTATATATCCTTTTATAACCAAGAGGTAATTTACGGTCTGGCATAGTATAATCAACATCGTCAATAACCTTATCTGCAAGCAAATTCTCTAAATGCTCATTAATGTTGATATCACGTTCAAAATTTCCTAAATCTGGACGATTAATCTTAAAAAATAATTTACGCAACGTCCCATGCTGAGCACAACTTGCTCTCCAACAATTAAAACTTCCTATATTATTTGATAAATTAATACCAAATTTATCCTCATGTCCACACCAAGGACATTGCATTCCTGAAAACCATCCCTTATGGCCAACTGAATGAAGGTTTAATTCTTGTATTATTTTTTGTCTGTTGATCATTCCTCTACCTCTTCATCAATAAAAAGTTTAATTGTTCTTATGTTATCATAAAATCTACTCTTATTAAACTTCGTTGCTATATATATTATTTTATTTGCCTTATACTCTCTCATTTTATCAACATAAATTCTACCTGTTTCATTTGAATATTCGCTTAATGTTTGATTAAAAGTAAATACGTAAGAAAAAGAATTTACAAGACCTTTAGCTCCACTAATATTATGTCGAGTCATTACATATTCAGGTCTATTAAAATCTGAAGGGTCTATATCTGTAGCTTGTGTAGCTGTAGCTCCTCTTATTAAGAATTCAGTACAAATATTTTTAAATTTATCCGCAATTGCTTCTCTTCGCATTTTTTCACCTTCTGTAGAAACAGGATAACGCCTACCATCTCCCGGATTTGCTTTTTCTAAATAATCAAGACAAATTAATTCGGGTTTTCTTTGATTTATTTTTATATAATCAATAACTAAATTACGAAGATCTAACATTGAAAATGTATCAAAACGATCAAAAGCCATTACTGATATTTCACCTTTTTTATTCTTAATATCATTGACAACTTTTAATAAACGCTGTCTCATTTCAGGATCAATATTATCTAATTCTAAATCATGTTTATTTACAGAAGACCAAGCAACATCAATTTTTCTTTCCAATAATTCTTTACTTCCTTCTAAAGACACATATAATACAGGATGACCTCTACGTGCGGCTGAAATCGCTCTCCACACTAAGTAAGTGGTTTTACCGCCGCCTGATCTTGTTATCAATAAATCTGTTTCTGTTTGTTCTGAACCTCCATAAATTTCATTATCTAAAGGCATAACACCAAAAGGGATTCTTAATTTAGAATGATCATCTGTTAATCTCTTAAAATCCCTTTTTCTTTGTCTTTCTTCAAACCCACTAAATATATTTTCAAAATAATTGACTTTTTTCAAACAAAAATTAACAATTTCCTCAGACTCCTTAGAAAATAATTGCATCGCTTCTTCTTGACGGTCACTTTCATTATATACATCTGTTACTTTGTAATACAATTCTTGAAACTTCGCTCTCTTAATATATTTTTCAAATTGTTTTAAAGATTCATCTTTATCAACCAACTTTGTATTTGAAATATCGGAGAGTATTTGTTGTGCTTTATAATCTGAAACATTTATTTGTGAAATAGCTCCTATAGTCGGGAGCTTATTATTATTAGTATGATAAGTGATCATATCTTTCAATATCTTCTTATATTCCTTTAATTCATTAGGAATATAAGTATATTTAAGATGTTCTTGAACTATTTCTATAACCTCTTTCTTATAAAAACAAAGTTTATAAACTTCATTAAGAAAATTAATTGAGAGTTGTTCCATTTTTTAATTTTACAATTATAAATATAAATATACTTATTTTATACAAATGAAATACTAATTTCATCAGTAATTTTTTGCATACTCCGCAATGCGAAAAAGCAAGACATTACAGTGTCATCATGGTCTACAGCAGCCTGAAGTTTACCTTTATCAGTAAAAGTAATTGAATTAAATTCCGAGCATACCAAATCAATAGTCGCTCTGGACTTCTCATCTCCACGAGGCATACGAATTAATCCTCTTTCAAATAACACTGAAAGTGCTGGAATCCCTTCATATGGATCCTTCTTATTCTGACCATCAGTATTAAATCCCTCTGCCCTATTGATCCCTGATTGCTGAGCCAGTTCTAACATCACTTTCTGAAATCCATTAGTTTCAATGATTACACGGTCAGGTTTAAAATTATTATTTATCCTCACTAATTGCGATATCTGTTCATTAGTTGACGCTCCTTTCTTACGCCACACATGAATAAGGTGGAATACATTCAATGAATCAACACCCCAAACTGTATAACAAGTAAAGTCAGCACCGATACTCCCAGATTTTGCAAAGTCACATCCAACACATACCTTCTTAAACTTAACAGGATACGAATGAACATTATCAACCAACGTAATGTCATCCATACCAATAAATGCCTTCTTTAATATATCCCACGGGAATATAGTAGAGGCATCAGTTACAGGCTTAACTAAATACTCACGACTGAACAGTAACGTGCCTTGTGTCTTTTTAATATCTAACAATTCCTTAAAAGAAAACCTTTGAGGATATAATACTGAACCATCTGGGAATATAGCAGGATATTCAAATACTTTAAATCTTTTATCAAGCTTTAATTTACCATATAAATCAAGATCATGAAAAGGTGTTCCATCAACTATTAATTGACCGTCAGGTAGAAGCATAGGATATATTTCAGCAAAAAATACTTCATTAAATTTTTCTCTCTGTATGTTTGAAAATAAGGCACTTTTATCTAAAAAATCATCAACAATTATCCATCCAGGGTGAGGTCCTC